ACTGAGGTTTACTATGCTTACTTTTTTACTTCCACTAGCAGCAAAGATTATTAAAGATGCTGTTTCAAAAATTCCAGAAAATGAAGAACTTGGTGAGAAGATGGTTGAGATCTGTCTTGTTATTCTTTCTAAGGCAGTTAAGCTGACCAAGACTGATATGGACGATCAACTTCTTGAGGTCGTGACTAAAGCAATTGCTGCTCGTGAGGGTGAGTAATTTTATAAATATTAATTAGCAAATAAATTAAACGAGAGAGAAACATGGCACTCTGGGGCAATAATGACAACCTAAACTCAGCTGGTACTGTGGTCCTCAATTACAGCACTGGTGCAGTAACTGGAACAGGAACCACTTTTGGTGCAGCAGGTGCTGGACATACTGAGGCACAAGTTGGTGATATTATCAGATTTGGAATTAGAGACGCTGGTACGTCTAATGGTTTCACCACTTATTTTGGTGATGCTGTAATTACTAGTATTACAAACGCAACTACACTGACGATTGGATCGACTGCAAACTTAACTGGTGGTGCAATTGGACCAATTGGCACATCATTTACTATTTCTCAGTGCCCTAAGAGTACTATTACTGACTCAAACTATAGTCAAGTCAATAGTGGTAAAGACACCTTTGTCTACGGTATTTCTACCACTGGTTCTCAGGGAGCATCTGGAACAGCATATGAGACTGGTGTAGGTTGGGTTGGCATCACAACCTATATGGACCAGCATGGAACTCTGAGAGTTAAGAAGGAAACTTTGGTTGCAATGTCTGGCATTACCACAGGTAACCGTCCTGCATTCCCTGATCAAAAATAATTGATAATGTAGTATGATATTTCATGAATTGAATGAGGATAATTTTCTCCTCTTTGCTATTAAAAATTATGAGAACCCTCAAGCAGTAACAAAAGAAGATTTTGACCGGGATTTAAATCACTTCAAGTATATCAAAAGACTCTTGAAGAGATATAAAAATACCGGTCAACTTAAAACTCATCTTCTTTTGAATCACTTTATTATTCTTTATAATATTTTTGGTGAAGCAACAACACCTATGTTGTTCTTTAAAATTGAAAATGATCTGTGGTCTACCATTAAAAGTTTTATTATTTTTCTTGGAAGACTTCCGGAATATCCAAAATCACATATTCATGATATACAAGTGGATATAAAATGTTTATCAGAACTGTATAAAATCTATAATGAAGAATCCATCGATTAATAAAATTTTAGATATTGTTCGTTCTCATTTGCATGAGGATGTCCCTACTAATAATATTGGTGGTGGAAAGATTGCAGGTTCTGTAGAAGCAGGTGATGATCCACCAGTCAGATTGAAAAAGAAGAAAAAATATATCTATATGAAGGGTGTCAGGAAGATGTGGAAACCTGATAATGGATAACGTGAAGGTAGCTATTCTAGAAGAAAGACTTGGTAACTTTGAAGCATTAGTTACTCGACTTGACTCTGCCATTGAAAAAATTGCAGAGGTAAATAATAACGTGAGTAGGATGCTTGCGGTACATGAAGAGAGAATTTCTAAACAAGAAGAGATTGACTCAGTATTGTTTGATAAAATCGACAAACTCCGTGATAAAATGGACAGCGATCATGACAGCGTTACTAAACGACTTTCA